CGTGAGAAGTCCAATCGTGTTTGGGTTTATCCCTAAAAACCTTCTTGTCCTCATCGTATTCACGCTGATACTGCCGTAAGCACTCTATACCGTCATGACATCTATCTGCATCAAACCAGCTTCGCATTAATGCAAGTCTAGTGGCTTGAATACCGTCTTGAAGCGATAAGCTTGGCACTATTTTAAGCGATTCTATAGGAATTTTGCTAGCTATTTGTTCAATAATTGATTTTCCACCGCTTGCTAGTGTTTTTGCTCTGGCATCATGGGGTAAGTAATGCTTGCCGTACTTCCATTTATTCTCTTGGCGCTTGGATTCCAATAGATCAGTGTAGTAACTGACTTGATGGCCGTTAGAGCTATGGTAGTCCAATATCCTAATCTCTCCGTAGATCACTTGATAGAACCAAAGTGCCGTATCGTCTGAGTAACCTAAGTCCCATGCCGTATTGACTGGGAATAGTGGATCAGCTTCTACCGTAGTGATGCGCTTGGCATCGGTAAGGACTCGCATCTCTTTACCGTAGTAAGCGCCCATAATGGCAGCTTCAAAGCTACATTCAAACTCTTGTTCATACTGATCTGGTGACATAGAAGCTTGAGCATCTTCTAGTTCTGATTGGGGTAATAGACCCGTTTGGCTAGCTCTTAGTGTTTTAGCAAACCAGCGACTATCCTTCGTAGCGTTTGTATATACATCGTAAAAGGCATTATGTCCTTTAGGAGTACCAATAAACACAGCCCAGCCCATGCGGTCAGCAAGCAAAGGGCGAATAATCTCTCCCCACATCCTTGGTCGCATGTCTGCGTACTCATCCAGTACCACTCCATCAAGATACAAACCCCTGAGAGCGTCAGGATTATCAGCACCATAAAGCTTGATTTTCGCTCCATTTACTAGCTCCACCCATAGTTCAGATTGATTGGCTTTAGCCATAACTGGCTTAGAGTACCGTTGTAAGTAATCCCAAGCAATGTTCTTAGCTTGAGAGTAGTAAGGGGCTACATAAGCGTATTGGCCATGCTCTTTATCTTCGGTCAAAGCACGATAGATTAGATCATTAATGCACGATACGGTTTTACCGCATCTACGGTGTGCAACTACTACAGCCCAGCGCTCTTGTCTGTTATGAAAGTCCTCAAATACAGTTCTGGGCGAGTAGTCTAGCTCTATGTCTAAGACTTCTTCCATGAAACCTGTATCTTCACTGGAGCTTTATCGTCACCAACAAGTTCTTGGCGGGCTAGCTTGGGTACATGGTATTCAACAACGGATTGAAGCATCGCAAATGCTTTTTCTGGATTAGGGGGTACAAGCCACTTGCCTGTTTCTTCGTCTTGAATGCCCTCTGCCACGCTTTCAAGCCACCCTTGCATCTTGTCTGTATTGCCATCAACAAAGCGCGCTATGGCTTCTCTAGCTAGGCTAGTGGACTTATTTGGGCTACCCGCTGGTCTACCAGCACCCTTAATATTTCCTGATTGTTTATTTGCAGACATAACTTGTTACCTAAGTATTTAGATAAGTTAAGTATATTACTTTTTTGCTTTCTTTTCTATCTCTTTAGCTAGTACCTCTTTGCGTGAGGGTTCTTTGTTACGCTCAGATACGGTTTTGTTAAGAGAGTCGGCCAGTTGTTGCCCCCAGCCTTTAGGCATAAACTTATTTGTTTCCACCTAGAGTTCCTTTATAGACATCTTCATCAATAATACCAGCTTTGTATTGTTCTTCAAGGGTATCGCGCAATCTTTGTTTGATCACCTTTTCATCCAACTGCGGGATTTTGTTAATGTCTGTGGCGTGGGCCACTAGATTGGGGGGCTTGTAAGTTACTGCCGTTCTTTGCGTTATATGCTTTTCTACCAGCTTCTGTCATGCCAGCGCCTTCTTCTGCTGACAAGTAATGACGCCCTTTGCCTTTAGTTGTCTTGGCTATGGGTTTGTCGTGCTTTTCTACTGCTGCACGAATCTGGTCTTTACGACTCATCTCTCTCACCTAAAAAGCGACCATAAGCTTCTTCTAACTTAGCTTTACGGCTGCCTTTTGCGTTGTCGCGCTCTACATTTAAAGCGATGGCAATAGCTTGCTTCTTTGGCTTGCCAGCCTTCATCTCGGCTTTGATGTTCTTGCCGACTGATTCTTTTGATCCTGATTTATCTAAAGGCATGGCTTACCTCAAAAATTTAAGTTTATAAACGGTTGAATTGATTAAATTGACGATGTTGTCAATTTCGTTCTGTAGTTCTGAGTCTTGCGGTAGTGATCCGCGAGCTTCGCCAACAAACTTTTGCAATGATTCCATGTATGCAAGAGCGCTTTTGTTGCCAGAGTTATGGTAATTGGTTGGATATGACTCAATCAGGCCGTATTTGCCTTGATAAGACTCTACTAGCGCATCTACGATACCTTCAATGTTTTCGTAGTATTTGGCCAGAGCTTTATGTTCTGAATAAGATTTAGAGGATAAATGCAGTTGATGGGCGATTGTCGCGCTATGCAATAGCGTTTGAACAAACATGGCGCAGTCTTTATGTTGCATAGCATCTCCAAAAAAAGATGGGTACTCTCTACGGATTTCCCCAAATATCACTCTCGTAGATCCATTATCGCCTATTTCTTTTCTCAAAACAACAGCCACATAGCCATTTTTGATTCATTCCTTCGTTATAGGGTACATACCTACCAAACTCTTTTGGTTTTCGTAATTTACAGTTGCTGCATTCTTGCAAGGTTCTGTCACCGTTGGTCTTGTCGTGGTTCATTTATTTCATCAATCATTACTAGGCATCCCCCGCCTTTGCGGATTTCGCCCCTTTGTACAATTAAAACATCAATTTGTTCATCATTATCAAACACGCCAGCATCCGCTAAGGCATCCCAAAGGGCCTTGATGCGGTTATCTATGTCTTGCTTGCGTCTATCCTTGGGATATAGTGTAACTTGCATTTCTAGGCGTTTCTCGCCCATTTTAGGTACGCAATGCTCAATCACATAGTCTTGCACCTGTAATTTAAACTCTTTGCCAGCTTTAGAAACATATCTGCGGTGGCCATGCACCCCCCAATAGTGGTTTACTGAGGGGGGTAAGGGTAGGTTAAGAATCAGCAAGCAATTTCTCCGTCATTTCAAGCAAATCTTCTTGTCCAATTTGATAATGTTTTTCAAACCCTTTTGCTCCAAGACCATGAACACCTGTATTTCCTCGGTGGTGTTCTGGGCATAGTCCGATAACTGGAGCATTAGCTCTTTTACCGCCAAAGCGTCTAATGTGGTGGATTTCGCACTCTGTCCCTCTGTGGCCCAAGTGATAACAAAGGATACATCCGAGTCTTGCGACTCTGGAGTAGTGTTCTTTTTCACTTTTGGTCATTGAGCATTTGTCTGGCAATATCTTCTAGATCATGAGTCAAATCAACCAATGCAATACTTATATCGTAAGCGGCAAGCCAGTCTTTTTTGAGAGTGGCTTCTTCGTAGGCTTTAGTTGTTCGTTTGATCTCTAGCAAGGTTTCAGCAAAATCAATGTATTTTGGGTTTTTAACGGCAAAGTTGATTGCCTTGTTTAGTGTTTCGTTCAAGATTGATTCCTTATCATTTTGTCAAATTGTCTGTCGTTAGCTTGCTGGGTTCGCCATGTTTCCCAGCGTAATTCAGCACATTTTATGTGCAGCTTGAGCATCTCTACTTCGTGGGTAGCTATGCCAATGGCCTTGCAGTGCTGCTTGTATTGTGGGCTTGAATATGCTTCGCGCTCTTGGCCAGCTATGGTAGTTTCATTACTGGCTTTCATCAAGTCCGCTTTGATTGAGCTTTTAGCATTTTCCAGATCAGCAAGAATAGCTTTGGCTTTTGCGTACTCTGGAGCTTTATCAAAAATAAAGTCTATACAAGCGTTTGGATCTATTTCTTTTGCCATAATTCTATTAATCCTTCTTCCAGTCGTTTTCGGGCCTTTGATCCACGCATTTTCTCTGCAAGTTCAAGGTATTTTCTGCGTTCTGGCAAGACCAAACTGGCAAGCCAGCGCAGTTCACATTGGTGTCTATGTTCTTCTTGATCAAAAGGGGGCATCCTCGTAAACAGGTCTTGGTTGTCTGACGCGCTCAAAAGTCCATCCTTCTCTTAAATTCGTAATATGTTTAGCTTCCCATAAGCTGCTTACAATGCGCATCCTATCGTGGTTTTCGTCAAATATGTGGTATTTCATGACATTGACCTTTTTTGTTTATCGCGAAAATCCAAAACAAACTTTTTCATCTCAAAATAGCTATTAAACCTAGCTTTAGTAGGATCACCACCACATTCAACTTCGTAAGCGCGAGCAATTTGTTGATCAGTTGCAAGTGGCAGTTCTTTTGAAGTTGCCGATCCAGCGATAGCCTTTTGGTTTCTAACCCAGTTTCTCCATGTGGCAAACCAATCAAGCTTTGCACCTTTTTGACCACCTTGGGCTATCCAATAATCTTTAAATTGTTCAAATACCGCAGTTGGTTCTAGGTCTGATCTGGTTGTTTTGCAAAACTCTAACCACTCTGTTGGCAAACTATCAACATCTAAACGCTTGGCTTTGGGTGCTTTAGCACCACTACTATTTATAGTAGTTATATTCTCTTCTCTTCTCTTCTCTGGTAACGCATTTGTAACGCTTGAACCGTTACGATGATTGGCTACCCTATCTCTACCCAAAGCCCTTGATTTTGCTGACTTTCCATTGTGATAGCCAAAGTTCACCATGGTTAAAATGCTGCCATTTTGATGTAGCCAGCCAACATAGATCATCTGCTCACCAAATCCTGTAACACCAGTGATACGATCAAGAAACGCTAATGTAACGCTTTCTGCGTTACCATCAACGGTGTGTTTATCAAACCAAGACCAAACTCTAATAAGTTTTCCAACTACTGCGTCAGGGTCAATTCCTAAACGACTAGCTATAGCTACAACTTCTGGCTTGTCAGGCGTATCTATCTGGAATTTAATCCAATCTCCAGCCATGTGCTTCTCCAATAAAAAAAGCCCTAGACTGCAATCTCACCTTTTTTAAGGGTGTTGGTGGACTAGTTGGCACTAGCAGATTGCAGACTGGGGCTTGCCAATAAATATCTCCACCAAGAGATGTGCTTATCATATCAAACTAATTTAATTCTGGCCAAATAAACTTGTAATTTTTAGGGAATAAAGATTTTCTAGTGATCAGGCCATGAGAATTATGCTCAAGCTGCGCGGCCAGATACATCATCTTATCCTTTGGTATCCCGCTAGATTTCCACTGGCTAACCGCTGGCAAGCTTACTTCGCACATCTTGGCTACCTTAGTAACCCCGCCAAGTAATGTAATTATTTGTTCATCTGTTAGTTTCATAGTTAGCAATCTTAATCTTTTTTACAATATTTTGCAATAGTGCTTGACATCTCAATTTAGACCGCTTAATATTTACCCATAGCAATTTTGCTATGAGAAATGGAGTTTATATGGATGATTACGAACAATACAATGATCAGCTACAAACCGAGCAACGCTTGGAAACTATTAGCGATAAGCTAGAAGCTGGTGACATTCTCACGATAGAAGAAATTGACCTTTGGCGTTGGGCCTGTGGATTACCTATTCGCAAGCGCCCTAATGTTTTTGATCAAATTTTTCAAGACTGGGCAACTATCTGGCGTAAAGCTGGTGGAATTTAATAGATAAGGGGAAATTATGTTAATCGCAAGTACAAGTTCAAATTCAGATTTTAAAAAAGCACCAGCGGGCAATCACTTAGCTCGTTTGTATCGCATCATTGATCTAGGCACTCAATCAGTAGATTGGAAAGGCAAAGTCAATATGCTGCACAAAGTTCAATTCTTCTTTGAATTGCACGGTGAAGATAATGAGGGAAAGCCACTGGCCACAGATGATGGCAAGCCACTGATCCAGACCAAACGCTATACCATTAGCCTTAATGAAAAGGCCACAATGCGCAAAGATTTGGAAAGCTGGCGCGGTAAGCAGTTCACGCCAGAGGAGTTGTTAAGTTTTGATTTATCCAAGCTGTTAGGATCATGGGGCATGGTAACTATTAGCCACAATGACCGCGATGGTAAAACCTACGCTAATCTTGATGCCATCACGCCAGTACCTAATTTAATAGTTAAAGCTGGTTTCCCAGAGCCAGTAAATGATTTGTTTATTTTTAGTTTGAATGATTTTGACGAAAAGAAATTTGAATCATTGTCAGACGGTCTAAAAGAAACAATCAAGAAGTCCGCAGAGTATCGCGGTTCTAAGCCTGAGTCTAAGCTAGATCAAGTGAATGCTGAACTATCTAAGGCCAGTTTGTCTGATATAGACGATGATATGCCGTTCTAAGGGGTAATTATGAAAAAACTATTAGTAGTATTTGCAACAATGTTTGTGGTCGGTTATGCCATAGCTCAACAAGCTAATTGCTGGCAGCAATATGTTTGTGGTGGTGGCGGTTGTCAATGGATCACTATTTGTAGATAACTTTTAGGGGCAAAAGCGGATGCTAACTGCAAACAGGCTACCGACTCTAGCGTTAGTGCAGCGAGTAGCCCCACCTTTAATTATGAATAGAAAAGAACTTTTACAAAAAAAGCTACTGGATCAGCTAGAGCAAACACCTATGACAAGGGTTGAAATGGCTGATTTTCTTGGCGTATCAGTTGTTTTTATAGCTAGATACATCACTCAACTAAGAACTGCTAAGAAGATTTACATACATCATTACGAAAGAACGCCTAGACATAAGCCAAAGTCATTCTACGCTGCTGGTGATCTACCAGACGCTCCAGAACTGCCACCAATCCCACAAAGAGAACTGCAAAAGAAATACAGAGAGCAAGCGCATGGCAATACAAAGCCTAAAAAGTTCTCACCACGCATGGATGTGGCCGCCAGTTGGATGTTTAACGAATGCTAACCGTTATTTGGGTTGTCTTTGGCGGTATCGGAATGCTAGCTTTAGCTATTTTGTCAATTATGTTTGCTCTCTGGTATACGCAAAATGACTAAAACAGCTATCAGAACCGCTTGGGTGGCGTTATTTATTGTTTTGGTGGTGTTGGCTTATGGTCATGGCTACAAAAGCGGTAAACACGCTCAATTAACGATGGATGCAGTTATGCAAATAGCTAAATCTAACTTCAAATGCACGATGGAGATGAAATGAAACCTGTTGCATGGATTATTAACGGACACTTGTTTGAAGAATATTTTAAAACTAGCGAACTAGATAAGATTATTCCGCTATACCCATCACCAAGAGAGTTAAGTGATGAGGAAATAGCGGTTATATGGGCTAACTTTGGTGTACCAATGACAGGCATGGAGTTTAAAAAGGTTGTAGAAGCAATACTAAAGAAAGCGAGTGAGAAATGAATTTATACGAGTTAGCTGATGCATTAGAAAAAATTGAAACTTACAACCAAGTAATACATCGTTCTTTTAATGACAAAACAAAATTAACGGCATCGGCAGATATGCTACGCAAACAAGCAGAACGCATAGCGGAGTTGGCGGAATCACATATTGAATTAGAAAAAGGAATTGTTGCAGATTTAAACAAACGACAAAGTGCTAAACCAGTAGCGTGGATGGATTACCTAGAGCATAGCGATGTGTATGACCTTAATGTTAGTGGTCGTGGTATTCCACTCTACACAACACCACAAATAAAAGAGTTAAGTGATGAGGAACTCAATAAAGCGTTTGATTACTACTGCGAAACAGATGAGGGTGTATTGCGGTTTAACTATGAACTTCGTGACGAGTGGAAGAAAGAGCAATTAAGCCGTTGGAAAGAAGCATTTAAGAAAGCGAGTGAGAAATGAACGCAAATGAACTAGCCGATAAGCTTAAACGATTTGTAGAACAAATTAAACCAACAAACAATGAGCATGATGATGCTATAGTAAAAGGCTTGCCTAATTGGTTTATTGAACAAATAGAAGAAGCAAGTAATATGCTTCGCCGTCAATCAGACCACATAGTTGAGTTGGAGAAAGGTGAAGAAGTTGCTGGTAGGTTCTACTGGGAAAGTGTTGTAGATGGTCATGTAATGGCTGTCCCAAGCGAAGGAACACCACATTACAACAAAGATGATTTTCCACTCTACACCA